GCTTACGTGGGGCTATTCTTTTTTCTGAGGTTAATATGGCGATTACATATAGAGGCGAAAGGTTCAGTGGCTATAATAAGCCCAAAAGAACATCTGGTCATTCGACTAAGTCTCACGCCGTATTAGCTAAAGAAGGAGATAAGATTAAGCTGATTAGATTCGGACAGCAGGGTGCAGATAACAAGCCACCTAGAAAGAATGAATCAGCGGCAGATAAAGCAAAGCGGGCTTCATTTAAAGCGCGCCATGCAAAGAATATAGCCAAAGGCAAGATGTCTGGGGCTTACTGGGCAGATAAGGTGAAGTGGTAATGGCATTCTCTACAGACTTAGATTTAAAGAACCTAGTGCCTGACATACTAGAGTTGGGCTTTGATACCTTTAGCGATGAACACGCTAAGGCGCAGAGCGATATTATCCGAGAACTACGAATAGGTTGGTGGGATAAGAAAGGGCTATCAGGCGAGCTAAACAGCGCGTACCTGACAGACTCACAGTTTACAAGATGTGCATCTTACTTGGTGTTGTGGAAGTACGCATTGCCTCAGTTAACTAACTGGGTTGATGGCGATAGATTCCAGAGCATGATTGCTTTCTACAAGTCGCGTTATGGCGAAGAGCTAGATAGTATTCTAAGAGATGGCATTGAATACGATGCTGATAACGATAGTGTCGTAACAGAAGACGAAAAGAAGTCTATCCATAGCGGTAGATTGAGCAGATAATGGCTTTACCAATAATCGCTAGGATTGGCGCATCTGTTCTTGGAAAAGATAAAAAAAAGAAACAGACTAAAGTCAATGTTAGTGTTGAGATTGGCAGTAACGCCAAGCAGGTCGAGAAAAGACTGCGAAAGGCGGGAAAGGATATCAATAAGGCGGTAAAGCGAGCTTTATCTATTACAGCCCAAGAAGGAATCAACATAATAGAGCGCAGAACAGCGCAGAGTGTTGGCTTTAAGGGCGGGAAGTTTACAAAGTATTCTCCCAAGTATGCAAGGTTTAGAAGATTCAAAGGTCGAACTAACAAGCCTAATCTTGAGTTTAGTGGCAAGATGCTTGGCGCGATGACCAGTAAGGCAGATAGAAAAAAGGCTACTATCTTTTTCACTAGAGCCGTAGAGGCTAAGAAAGCGGCAGGTAATAACAAGCTAAGACCATTCTTCGGCTTTAATAGAAAAGAAGAAAAGAAACTAGGCGATATATTTTTTAGGAATATCAAATGAGCATTAGAGAACAGATAGCGGTTGACTTGGTAGATACACTTGAGCAGATTGCAAAGCCTGTTAAGGTGAAGTATGTAACCAGAGAGCCATTTGATTTTGAGAAGCTATCGAATGCTCAGTTTCCTGCTATCTTGGTGCAGAGCGCAGACGAGGACAGAGAAGACAATACTGTCGGTGGCTCTATATCTCACAGGATGGCAACGATTAACTATCAGCTTGTATGCTATGTGAAAGGCAGTCAGATAGACACTGCTAGAAACAAGATCATTGAGGCTGTTGAGGAAAGTCTTGATACTGACAGAACTAGAGGCGGTGTTGCCCTAGATACACAGATTGTTAGTGTCGAGACAGATGAAGGTTCTATAGCACCGATTGGCGGTGTGATTTTAACTCTGCGTGTACTGTATAAGTATCAGCGCGGTACACTTTAACTTTATGAGGTTATAAACATGGCAAGTGCAACAGGTAATAGCGGCATAGTGAAACTCGTTACTGATGGCGGTTCATTAGCAACAGTGGCAGAAGTACGCTCTTTTAACATTGATGAAACAGCAGACACTATTGAATCAACATCTATGGGCGAAACTAGCAGAACATACTTAGCAGGTCAGAAGACAGCTACAGTTAGCTTAGAATGCTACTGGGATTCTACAGATTCAGCTCAGGATGACTTAGACGTTTCATCTAAGATTGATTTTGAAATCTATCCTAATGGCGTAGGTACTGGCAAAAAGTATGTTGGTGAGGGCTTTGTAACTGATAAGTCTATCAGCGTATCTTTTGACGGCATGGTTGAAGCATCTTTTTCTATCCAAGCTACAGGCGCAGTAACAGAAGCATCAGCATAATAACGGGGGTTATAAACTATGGGACTAGCAAAAGAGTTGCGTACGCGCAGAGAAGTTAAGGTAAGAGAAGTTGACGTGCCTGAGTGGGGTGACGATTCTGGAGCGTTCAAGTTGTATTGTAGACCGATTACTTGTTACGACATGAACCAACTACAGAAGAAGCACCCTAACTTTTTGAACAACACTACGATAGCCGCTATGGTTGATCTGATTATTATGAAAGCAGAAGATCAAAGTGGTGAGAGGCTGTTTACTGCGGCAGACGATAGAATGGAATTGATGGGCGAGCATACAGATGTTATATCTAATATCGCCAATCAGATGTTTGCTGACTTAGAGTCTGAGGAAGATTTAGTAAAAAACTAAGAACCGATCACCATAGATTGAATTTAATATCTTTGGCTGATCGGCTTTCCAAGACTATAGAAGAAGTAGAGCAAATAAGTCTTTCAGAGTATCGAGAGTGGATGGCATATTTTGAAATACTAAAGGATTCCGATGGCTAACCAAAAACTAAATATCACGATCAAGGCTTTTGACAATACCAAGAAAGCCTTTCGCACTGCTACCGCAGGACTTAAGAAAGTAGGTGGCGCAGTCGCTAGCACTAAGACAGCTATTGTTGGTCTAGTTGGTGCGGCAGGTTTTGGCGCGCTGATTTCAAATAGCCTTAGAGCAGGTGACAGTCTAGCTAAAACAGCATCTAAGATTGGCATCACGACAGAGGCACTATCTGGTCTGAGGTATGCGGCAGAACTCACAGGCGTTTCATCTGAAACAATGGATATGGCTTTACAGCGTTTTACCCGTAGAGCAAGTGAGGCGGCACTAGGCACAGGCGAGGCTGTTAATGCGCTAAAAGAATTAAACCTAGATGCTGAATCCTTAGTGAAGCTACCCTTAGATGAACAGATGGGGCTAGTCGCAGATGCTATGGCGGGTGTAGGTACTCAGTCAGATCGTGTTCGATTAGCAATGAAGCTGTTTGACTCTGAAGGTGTTGCTCTTGTAAACACCTTAGCAGGCGGTTCTGTCGCCCTTGAAACTATGGCAGAAGAAGCAGACGATCTAGGAATCAGTTTAAGCGGTGTTGATGCTAAGGCTATAGAAGATGCCAATGATGCGTTTACTAAGGCTAAGACAGCGATTATGGGTGTTGTACAAGCTATGACTGTCGAGTTTGCACCTGTCATTGAAGACCTATCGGATAGATTTGTTCAGTTTATCAAAAAGCAAAACGAATCTGGCAATGTAGGCGTAAAGGTAGCGCGGTTTTTAATCAGTTCATTTGATTCGGTTGTGAATGCTTTAAACAACTTTCAAACATCCATAGTTAGTGTAAAGCTAGAATTGACAAAGATGGAGTGGTTTGTAAAAAGCACACTGAATGAAACCTTCAAAGCAACTATTGGCATATACAATCAGATTGTTGGTTTATTCAATGGTACACAGCTTAGAAATCCATTTGCACAGGGCGTAGCAGATACGAGAAAAGAGATTGCCGAGCTACAAGGTCAATTGCAGGCGCTTAGAAATAATGCCAACATTAATATGGCTGATCAGTTCTTTCCATCTAGCGGTGGTCAATATGTACCCTATGCACAAAGATCAAGCTATGATGGCGGTGGTTTTACTGGTGGCGGTGCTAGAGCAGGTGGCATGGATGGCAAGGGTGGTTTTCCTGCTATGCTTCACCCTAATGAAACAGTTATTGATCACACCAAAGGTCAAAGTCAGGGTGTAGTAATTAATCAAACAATCAATGTGACTACTGGTGTACAATCAACAGTGAGAGCAGAGATCACTAATCTACTGCCACAAATTCAAGAAGCCTCTAAGCAAGCTGTTCTGAATGCTAAACGCAGAGGCGGTTCATTCGCTTCACAGTTAGTAGGTAGATAAAATGCCAGATACTTTTTTAAAAAATAATAAGCACTTGATTGAAAGTATGAGTGTGAGAATGGTACATTCAAATGCAGTTAGCCAATCTCCTTACACATTACAGCAACAAGTGCAAAGTTTTGGCGGCATGAGATGGGAAGTAGATGTATCATTAAAGCCTCTTAACAACGCAGATGCTTTAGCTGTTCAGGCTTTTTTCGTAAAATTAAAAGGGCGCAAAGAATCTTTTGAAGTGCCAATGGTTCATTCATACAATGAAAACCATAGCGTTTCAATTACTGGCGTTACAGTAAACGGAAATCAATCCACAGGTGACAGCACTTTTGCTGTTACTACATCAACTGCTATTCCTGCAGGAAGGATGTTTTCTATTGGTGGTCGTGTATATATGAACACCAACACATCTGGGACTGGCAATGTAACTTTAGACATAATTCCACCATTGCGAACTAATGTTTCAGATAACGCAACAGTTTTTTTTAACCCCGCAGGGACTTTTAGGTTAGACACAGACGAAGTTGCATGGGGTATAAGTAATGACCTTAAATATGGATTTAGCTTTACCTGCGTAGAGGCAATTGATGGCTAGAGATATTAATGCAAGCACATTAGCACAGTTTACAAGCAATGAGTTGCAGGTCTATTTTGCTGTTGAGCTAACGCTACCTAATGCAAGCAATCCTGCACAGGATATTGTTGACAGAATGTGGACAGGCTACAGCGACAAATCAATCACTGTAAATGGTTCAAGTCAGACTTTCACAGGCATGGGCGAACTGTTAGGGATAAGTGGTACAAGTGAAACTAGCGATCTAGCGGCTAACGGCTTGCAGATTCAGATACTTGCAGACAGCACAACAATACCTGCTTTGCGTGATTTAGATTATCAAGGTAAGCCTTTAACTGTTTACTTAGGTGCTTTAGACCCTAACAATGGAAACGCTTTAGAGCCTATTGTTTATTTTGAGGGGTTTAATGACAAGCTAACCTTTGTGCAAGATGGCGATTCTTTATTGGTAACAATATCAGCAGAGCATAAGTTCATCAGATTGTCGCAAGCAAGCAACCGAAGATATAGCGATGCAGATCAGAAACTTGATTCCCCGACAGATAAAAGTTTTCAGTATGTTAACGCAACATCCAAAGCATTTTATACATGGGGCGTGTAATGAGTATTTTTAAAACAAGCAATATATTCAATAGGAAGTTTAACGCTCTAGGTATTTCTGGCGCAGAAGCCAGTAAGGAAGCCTATGACTATATTATTGACTCTGTACAGGAAACCAACACAACCAGTGCCTTTGTTAAAAACACAGTTGAATCTGTAGAATTTGCACAGGAAAGCACAGTAAGTTCAACCGCCCCAAGACGAATAGTTTATGGAACTGCTGTAGTTGGCGGCAACATTGTCTGGCGTGTATCAGAAGAAACAGGAGAGACACAGTTTGCTATAGTTTGGGCTGAGGGTTGTAACGCTGTTAATACTATTTTGTTTGATGGCATTGATGTAGCTCCTAGCGGCTCATATCCTAATGGATACTTTGGCGGCAATTTTGAGGCTCAAAGTTTCACAGGCTTGACAGGCAGTCAGAATTTAACTAACTCTTTCTTGATATCAAAAAAACCATCTTACTGGGATGGATTACACTTTTTTTCTGGTTGTGCATATTCTTATATATTTCTTAGGTTCAACTCAACAGCATTTCCGCATGGCTTTCCATCTGTTACCGCTGAAATAGAAGGTCGCAGGATATATGACCCAAGAAAAGACTCAACATCAGGCTCTATATTATATGATTCAAGTCTGGGCGTTTCTTCACACAGATTAGCGACTTCTTCAACATGGCAATACGATGACAATGCCGCTTTGTGCCTTTTAGATTATATGCTTGATTCTAGGCTTGGGCTAGGTGAGTCTTTTGATTCTTTTGACCAACAATCATTAAGAAATGCGATTGATATTTGCGAACAAGGTGTCACATCTTCTAGTGGGGTTAGAAAAAGATACACTTGTAATGGTTCTATATTTGCTGATAAAAGCCACAGAGAAAACATAAAGCAAATACTTAGCACAATGAATGGCAAGTTAATTTATAGCAATGGTAAGTATTATATAAAGCCATACGCCTATGAAACGCCTCACAGCCAAATTGTAGATGAAAGCATGATTGTCGGTGCTATTAACTATTCTGCAAAGCAAGGCAGGGCTGATTCATATAATAGAGTTAAAGGCAAATTTAACAGCTCGCATGACGGCTATGTGGTAACAGATTATCCAGTGCAATATAGTGGTGTGGATGCTGATGGCTTAACCTATGATGATAAAGATGGCGAAACCTTATACCTAGATTACAACCTACCGCTCACCACTAACTCAGACGATGCACAGCGACTAGCGCGATTAATGATGCTAAGGTCGAGGATGCAAGCAACTGTCACATTCACCGCTAACATGAAAGCATTAGCGTATAAGGTTGGTGACACAATACAGTTCGGCAACGATATTTTAGGGTTTACTAGTGGGCTTGAAAAAGAATTTGAGATAACAGACTACGTAATTGCAAACGATACCGATACAGGCATAACTGTTCAGATAACTGCTAAAGAGGTAGTGCTTGCAATATATAACTGGCAAGCTAGTGATCTACTAGATTACACCGCTAATGATGTGGTCGAGGCTTGGGATGGTCGTGTTGCAAGTGTGACAAATTTAGTTGCTGATGTGGTTACAACACCAAGGGAAGGATACTTTGGAGAGTATTTGAAGGTAAATTTTCAATATATTACAACTAATCAGCTCAAGCATTTTAGAATTGATCTTTTTGATGCAATCAATAACCAAAAGTTAAAATCTATAATTACCGTTTCAACAACAAATACTTTTAGTGAAGAAACCATTGGTATAACCTCGCCATTCAGAGTTTCAGTGGTTGCTGTTTCAACTCAAGACTTAGAAAGCGAGCCATTAACCAGCATACTAATTCATATGTTCACAATAGGTAATAGACCAGCAAACACGTACTATTACCCAAGTAATAACTTAAACCAACCAACAGATGCCCAATTCTATGCTTATTTTGCTGAATATCCCGAAAGTGGAGATAAAGTTATAGTTTACACAATAAATAGCAGTGGTGAGGTAACAGATACAAAGCAATATGTATTTTATTCAGAATTAGACGCAAGATTTGTTGTTTGGGAAAATATTGGTGACAGATACTCTTATTTTGGTAATTATTACCCGACTTATCCGACCGATAAAAGAGAATTTTTTGTTGATGCTGTTGCTTTTGCTGGCATAGACATCACTTGGACTATTGCTGTTAGTGAATTTGTTTTTTATGCAAACGATGCGGTATCTACAGTTGTAAGTATGCCAAGCAATTTAACCACAAGGGTAACTAGGGGGGGTAAAGGTTTTGAGGTTACTGCAAGTGTGGGCGATGTTTTTCCTGCAGATTTCATTAAAGTTGCAGAAAGTTATCGGTACATTGTTACAGCAACGTGGTCGACTGGCAGTACATCATCAGATAATAACAAGACTGGTGTCACTCAACTAAGACGGCAACCATAGGGGGAAAATAGATGCCATTTTACGAAGATATAAAAACAATCTCAGGCAATCTAGTTGTAGATGGCACTCTTGAAAGCAAGCACATCAAAACTGATAGCCTCACAGCTAACAAGTTTACTGGTGCTACCCAAGAGCAATACTTCTACAAGATGGATGATAAGAACCTTGCCGCATTCAGCTATGTTAACTTGCTTGAATTTGATATGCCTGAAACGGAATTAAGTCTAGTAAAAGCTAGGACAATTAAAGCAGATTGGGATTTTTCTGTTTCGACAGGTACATCATCAGTAACAAGAGGATCTGTTTATTTATATGTACAGGTTAAAGTGCCAACAGACACGCCCCCTTGGAGATTTGTTGGCACTGCATACTGGGGTGGTCAGCCGCAAACTGGTTGGGAGACTGTTTACTTACAAGGTAATTACTTAAATTATTTTGGTGTTGGTCAGGTAGGTGGTCTAAATACTTTCAGAGAATATCAAAACCTTACATTAAAAAACTTTCATCCATTAACTAACCTTGTGACAAATGGGACTTTTACCGGCATAACTGGATGGACAGGTGTTGGCGGGACTTTTTCAAGTTTTATGGGAAGTGCGGCAGGTATAACTCAGGACAGTAATTCAGATAGAGCTTATTTTTATCAGGAAGTTTCAGTTGATGCAGGTCACACCTACCAACTACAGGCGCAGATATACGGCGTGAGTAGCGCAAATGGGCAGATAATTTTATCAACAAGCAGTGACATTGAAGATGCTTTTTTTGCGAGGTCAATGCCTTCAAGTGTTACAAGCGTGCAAGAATTTTTAGTTGATATAGATGTGGATACTGTCTATATAATTGCAGAAGCTAACACCTCAACTAGTGGTCAGTACAGTGTGTTTGATAATATTTCACTAAAGAAAACAGAAACTAGAACCTATTTAGATATATCAACATCAGGCGGTGCAGTCGTACCTGTAGGCTCAGGCGGCTACGCTACAATATATCACCATCCATTTGGTAACGCGGCATCAGGAACTTGGAAAACAGTCGCGACAAAAGTAGAGAGTTTTACTGTTCCGCCCTATTCTGGAAACTTTAGCATGAGCGCAGAGGCTAATTTAGGTATAGAAACAATCCCACATGAATGCAGAATACAGGGGCGACATTTTCTTTCAGGTGATACAATATCTACAACACAAGGCATAGTGAAAACAAAGTCAAGAATGACAGGACAGCAGAACATATGATAGTCGTAGGGTACGAAAGAAAGCTAACAGAGCATCCGTTTTCTGAATTTGTAGAGGTCAGTAGGCACGATGACGGTGGCGAATGGGAATCAGCCATGCGCGAACTCAGACTATCCAAAGTAGGTGCTGATGATGTATATTTGTTTTTCTATGGTATATCTACAAGCGATACAGAATTTAAAGTTAACTTAGTGATAGATGCAGATGAGCCTCTATTGCCTGACAGTCCAGAGGGATAACATGAGCGCGGCAAAATACGACTTAACAATAGATCAAGGCTCTGATTTTAGCCTTACGCTAAACGTCAAAGAAGATGGCGTTAATAAAAACCTAGATGGATGGAATGCCAGAGGCAGTATCAGAGAAACACTAGAGGGCGCAGAGGTTGATGCTTTTGATTTCACTGACTCTACCTTTGATGCCGCAGGAAACCTTGTAATGAAGCTGTCGCACAATGAGACTACGCTTATAAATGCGGGTAATTATTATTATGATGTTGAAATATTTAATACATCTACTGATAAAGCTACACGAATCATACAGGGCAAAATCACTGTAACAAGACAGGTGACTAGATAATGATTTTAACAGTAACAGTAATCGACGCAACTGGCATAACTATATCTGGCGACCAAACTGAAATTTCAGTAGTTAACCCCGCAACTAGTGTTACTTATAACCCTACCGCACCTTTCACAGCCACTAATGTACAAGATGCCTTGTTTGAATCTCACAAGATGATTGGCGAACAGTCTAACAACTATTCAGTAACCTTAGATTATGGCAATAAGTTTGAGATACAAGATTCACTTGGTTTTGCTAGGCTTGATGCAGTTGCAACTTCAAGTGGATGGTTTGCAAATTTTCAATCTTCTGACAAATTGTCCTTCATTACTGACGGCAATTTGAATGCCTTGCTTGATAACAGCGGCTCGACCTTTTATGACAAGCTATTAGTTGAGGGTTCTGATTCTATTGTTGATGGAATAATCCAAACCAACAACACAAGCGGAGATACTAGGCATCATTTCCAGATGAGAAGCTCTGGTTCACCTAAAGGTTTTTTAGGCACAGACAGCGATAGTGTGCTTCTTGGCATTGGCAGTATTTCTGTTGCCTTAACTAGTGCGGGCTTTTTTGGGGGCGATTTATCACCCGCAACACAATATGGCGGCACGAAAAATAATACTATAGATTTAGGTAAGACTAACTCTAGGTTCAGAGACTTATATCTAAGCGATAATCTTTATGCTGACGGTGTATCTTTTGAAGATGCTAATATCACGTTTACCACAGACCAGTTGGTTGTTAATAACGCAAGCAACAACAATTTAATTGCTACAACCAGTCAGGGCGTAAATTTAAAATACAATGGCGTTCAAAGGTTAGCAACAACAAATTCTGGCGTTAGTATTAGCGGTGGGTTAGATGCAACAACTGGCAATATAGCAAACTTAAATACAAGCGGTACATTATCAGCAGGAAATGTTGTAGTTTCTGGTAGTGTGGCTGTTGCCGGCACTGTAGATGGAAGAGACCTTTCAGTAGATGGCGATAAATTAGATAACATTGAAATCAATGCTACAGCAGATCAGACAGATGCAGAAATTAGAGCCGCAGTAGATGCCGCAACAGATTCAAATGTTTACACTGATGCAGAAAAAACAAAACTAACTGGCATTGAGACAGGCGCAACAGCAGATCAAACTGATGCAGAGATTCGTTCGGCTGTAGCCAGTGCCACAGACTCTAATGTATTTACTGACTCCGAAAAAACAAAACTTAGTGGAGCGGCTGAGCTAGATTCATCTCCTACCTTTACTGGAACTGTATCATCCACAGGTCTAGCAGTTGACACAGATACGCTTTATGTAGACGAAGCAAACGATCGGGTAGGTATAAACACATCATCACCAGATTACAATCTAGTTGTTGCCGATACTGGCACATCAACAGTACAGATCAAAGCAGGAAATGCTAATTATAGTCAGCTTAACTTTGGCGATACAGATGATAATGATATAGGTCAGATAGCCTACATTCACGACTCTAATGAGATGAGATTTACTTCAAATAACTCGCAAGCAATGGTTATCGACTCATCAGGCAGAGTGGGTATAGGTGCTGATATCCCTGACGAAACTTTACATCTTTATGGAGGTGCTTTAAAGATAGAATCTGGCGCACCTCGTATTTATTTAACAGACGTTAACCACAATTCAGACTATTCAATTCTCAATGACAATGGTTTATTCGGTATTTATGATGACACTAATACAGCTTATCGTTTACGTATTGCCGCAAACGGCAACGTAGGTATAGGTAGTGGTAGTCCTGAAGCTAAACTTGAAGTTGATGGTGCTAAAAATGACAACTTATTAATTTTAGAAGGCGCGTCAGACAACTTTGAATTTCATGTAACGTCAGGGGATGCGGCTGTTGCAAATTCAAGTTTATACAGATTAGCCTTAGAAAGAAATGGAGCAGACAATGGGTTTATTGATTTTTACCGAGGCTATAGCGGTATTGATGGTTATTTGACTTTTGGTTCTTCTAATACAGAGCGTATGCGTATTGCCGCAAACGGCAACGTAGGTATAGGAACTGATGACCCACAGAGAAAGCTACACGTTCAAGATGGGGATATTCGCATTGAATCTAGTTATCCTCGCTTGTACCTTACAGATACTAACAACAACTCTGACTATTCAATTATTAACAACAACGGTTCTTTCCGTATTTATGATGATACTAACGGTGCTTTTCGCATGGTTATCGACACATCAGGAAACGTAGGTATTGGCACTAATAGTCCTGTTTCAGCATTAGACGTACGTGGAGATATAAGTGTAGGTGGTAGTGGCGCAAGCGCGTCTCAGTTAGGCGTATTAAGGTCTTGGTCAGACTTCTCAGATGCAGACATTTATGCACTGATGCCGTCTGGTAGTACACAATCTGGAACAATTATTGAGGGCAGACCTAATGCACATGTTGTTATTGGGTTAAAAGATAACGACAACAACGACTCTTTCAATGTTATTGGCACAGGAGCTACATATAGCGATACAGGTAGTACAGCTGATAATGCCTATGACAGAAGCCTACTATGTGTACGAAGCACAGGCAGGGTAGGTATAGGTAATAATAGTCCTCAAAACACTTTGTCAGTAGGTGTTTTAGATAATTCTTCAATCGTCGATGAAGCTACAGTAGGTATTAAATGTGATGCTAACCATAAAGGTATTATGCTACAAGAAAACTCTGGTGCAGAGCAGTGGAGCATGGGTGTTGGCGAGGGAGGCAGTTTAAAGTTTTATGATAGCGATTCAGCAACTCCTGCTGTAACTTTTGCAGACATATCAGGAAGCGTAGGTATAGGTACTAGTTCGCCTACTTTTGATAGTGGCTACAACGGTCTACATATAAGTCAAACAGCCCCTTCGATACATCTCACGTCAACAAGCGCAGGAACTACGGCTAGTGATGGTTACGCTATTAATGTTAACTCATCAGGAATTGTTAGGCATATAAACAAAGAAAACCAACCGATTGAGTTCCATACTAACAACACACAACGTATGCGTATAGACTCATCAGGCAACCTATTGGTGGGAAAAACGGATACTAATAGCACTGTTATCGGTTGTCAGTTACTACCTGCGGGTGGTATATATTCTGTACGAGACGATAACTTATCGGCTGTGTTTGACCGTAAAACTTCAGACGGCGCTATTGTAGACTTACGCAAAGACGGCACAACTGTAGGTAGTATTGGCGCGGCTGTAGGTAATGCTTTTGTTGCAGGCACGCACAAAGGGTTTACTTTTGGCACAGTTAATATATATCCCTGTAATCAAAATGGAACTAAACAAGACGCTAATACTGATTTAGGACACGGTAGTTATCGCTTAAGAGACATCTACCTATCAGGCGGTGTCCACTTAGGCGGCACAGCTTCAGCCAACAAGTTAGATGATTATGAGGAAGGTACTTGGACACCTAATTTATATGGAAGTACGTCTGGTAGTCCCAGTCCATTATCATATGGTACGGCAACAACGCAATACACAAAAGTAGGCAGATTAATATATTTTAATGCTTACATAACTAATGTTGAAGCGGCTAATCACTCTATAGTAGGGGAGTTTCGCATAAGCGGAATGCCATTTGCGGCAAGTAGACACGCCCCAATAACTTTTTCATATACTGACTTATTCACTTTTGACGAAATTGACATTTCCGTTAGTGGTTACGTTAATAGTGGTAGTACCTTTATTTCAGTCAGAAAAGGTAGCGCAAAACAGGCTGTTTCTACTACAGAGCTAACAAACAATAACTTGAGCGACTTCATGATTAGTGGCTCATACACTACATCATCTTAATTATACCTAGTGGATTCTAGGTACAGACTAAAAGGAAACTAAAATGAGTTTAACAAAAGAAATCTTGGCAGACAAAATTGAAGTAGTAACTGGACAAGACGATGAAGGCAACAGTGTAACTTGTGTACAGGTGCGAACAACTACAAAAGTATTAGAAGATGGCGAGGTAATTTCTAGCAGTTATCACCGCCATGTGATTCAGCAAGGTGATGACTACAGTTCTGAACCTGCTAATGTACAAGCAGTTTGTTCTGCGGTATTATGATACCTTCAAACCAACAGGGGATATATTGTGATTACAATAGACGATAAAACTTACACAGAAGATGATCTGAATGAAGCGCAAAAGATTCAGGTTAACAGAGTAAATGAGTTGCAAAGCGATCTTGCACAACTAGAAATGCGTATGCAGGAGCTAAAGGTTTTAATTAATGCGTATGGCTCTAGCCTTAAAGAGAGTCTTACTGAGGAAGAATAATGGAAGACTGGCATCTAAGCAAGAATGTACCTATCACTTTATTTGTATTGTTGGCGTTTCATGCTATCAATGTGATGGGCGCATTCACTGAGGTTGAAGTTGGCGTTAATCAAAACGCTAAGGATATTGCTAAGGTGAGCAACAGCTTTGACAAGTTAGATGCTAGACAACGCGACTTAGAGGTAAGAGTGGCGCGCATTGATGAAAACGTCATGCAAATAAAAGCATGGATGGAAGAGAAAAGGTAGTGAGGTTTTTAGCTATCCTATGGCTATTCACATCAGTGGCTATGGCGAACGATCAACAGGGTAGCCTAAACACCTATCATGGTGAAAACTCTACCACCAATAGCAATAACGAAACCACAGATACATCAACTAGCAACACCTACAATGGCGCAGGTTCATCCAGTGAGATTCCAGTTGGCTCTGCAATAACCCCAACCTTTATGTCTAACGGCTCTGACACTTGCTTGAAAGGTACAGCAGGTTCATTGCAGACAGTGGCAGTAGGATTCTCTAGCGGTGGCTATGAACTAGACGTAGACTGCACTAGGCTGAAGTACAGTCGAATGCTATCTGCTCTGGGTTTAAAGGTGGCTTCTGTGTCGATGTTATGCCAGAGTGAAGAAGTTTATAAATCGATGTTGTTAGCGGGTTCACCATGCCCGTTCATATCTAATGGGAGATTAGTAGCGGGGAAGCGAGGGCTTATGCTGATAAAGCAGAACCCAGAACTATATATTCCTGATTACAAAAAGAATCGGAAATATTACAACGGCATTCTCCAGATAGGTAAGGTGAGCGAAGATGTGGAAGAAGATAGCATTTCTATTAGCGATAAGTACCGCAGTACAAAGCAATGAGTTAGATAACCTGATTAACAGTAGTTCTGCTATTGTCGATCAGATTGATACTGGCATTAAGCTAACAGGCGCGGCTATGGACTACGCGCACACTGGTGGCGGTTTATCTGATGGTACGCTTTCTAGTACAGCACACATATCAGCAGAGCAGGTAGAAGCCTATAATTCTGCCTTATCTAACATGGCTACCTATCAGCCTTATGGTAACGTGCGCGATGTGCTTAATGATATGGCTATTGATTCCCTGGATGAAATGGAGACTGCTATAACTACTTTTAGTGAGGTAGTTGTTGAAATGATTGCAGTACAGCAAGTAGCTGAAAAAGCAGAGACAGCCGCAACTCCTGGTGAAAAAGAAGAACTACAGACGTTCATAGTTGATAATCAAGATATGCTTACTATCGACCAAGAAGATGTAGACACATACAACACCAGTGTTGACCAGATAGAGACATCAGCTAACGAAGCATCTGCCTACTTAGCCGTAGCTAATAACGATGAAGCCGCAGACTTTCTACAGCAAAGCATACAAGACAAAAACACTACTGCTGATGACGTAAATATTTTCTATGATGCAGGAGAGCAGTGGGTAGCTATGGGCTACAACACAACCAGAAACTTAACTGCTGTTTACTTAAATGGTAGCGATGCCTTTGGTTTAGATTTGTACTACAGTGAAGCAGATATTCTTGCACTGGGTACAGAGTCAGAGTTCTATAAAACATCACCTGTAGGCATGGGCTATGATTGTTTCTTTGAGATGGAGTGCGAATGAGTTTAGCAGATACAGAATTATCAATCGGTGGCGTTAAGCTAAAAGGCATATATATAGCCGTAGTCTTTTCACTAGCTACAACCATTGGCTCATTTATTTGGGCGGCAAGTAGCCTGTATGGAAGATTAGAAACAGTCGAGGCGGTACAAGTTCCAGACGTAACACCACTGCATGAATCTATACAACTGATAGAACAACAGCTTAAAGACAACGATATAAGCCAATTAAGCGCGAAATTAGCCACTTTAGGCACAAACCTGATAACTATATCCTCTCAACAAGAAAGGCTCTTAGAAATCACTACAAGCGTATCTAAGCTAGAGAAAGATATTGAGACAATGAGAGCCATTGTTGCAAAGGCTGAACTGGTTGTTGAGGATGTTAACAAGATTAAATCTAATTGGGATACTGCCAAAACCGAGTACGATGATATTTGGCGCGCACTTGATGCACTAGCTATGCCCTTATAACAGGAGAACAGATTATGTGGATGAATTTAATTGCACCAGTAGCCAAGTTAGCAGGTGGCTTGATTAAGAACAAAGCAGAAGAGAAGCAAGCAAAGCACAAAGCCAAGATGAGCATGATAAAGAATGATGCTGATTGGGAATCTAAGATGGTTGATGCCTCTGCACACAGTTGGAAAGACGAGTTCTGGACAATAGTTCTATCTATTCCTGTATTCATGGTGGGTTATGCAATAGTAGTTAATGATTTAACAGTTATTCAAAGAGTGAAAGAAGGGTTTGATGCTCTTTCAGGTTTGCCTGAGTGGTATCAATATCTATTATTTATTGCGATTAGCTCTAGCTTTGGTATTAAAGGTGCATCAAAGCTAATGAATATGAGGAAATAAAATGTATCAGTATCATAAAGACAGACCAACACCGCATCTGTTTCACGATATTGTCAAAGGCAATATGTGGGATACAAGACCACTTAACATCTTTGGTTTTAACCGCACTGTCGGCACTAGCTTTGAAACTCTTTGGGATGATGGCGGGAACTATACATTCCCTGCATCAGCCGTACAGATGACAGCAGTATCATCATCAGCAAGCGATACAATGGATGTTTTAATTAGTGGGCTAGATGCTAACTATGCAGAGATTAGCGAGACAGTAACGCTAACAGGTACAGATGCAGTTACCACTACGGCATCATTTTTACGGATTAATACAGCTATTATCCTTGCAGGCTCTAACGTAGGCAACATTACAATTGCGAATGGCGGGACAACCTATGGCTACATCCAAGCTGATTTAGGAACAACCCAATCTAGTGTCTACACTGTACCCGCAGGTCATAGTTTATATTTACTTAGAATTGATGTATGCTCTGGCACTAACAATGGTAACAAGTTTTTAACATTTAGGAATGTTGTAACTACTAGTGCAGGTCGGACTTTACGAGTAGCAGAAGCAACATTTTCAACAAGCCAAGTTAGCTTTGATCGCCAAGTACCTTTTAAAATAGGCGAGAAATCAGACTTTCACTTTGAGGCTAAGAGTAGTTCAGGTGATAACGAAGTTAGCATTTTCTTAGAAGCTATACTGGTCAAAGACGATTAGAGGTCAATATGACAGACATAAAACCAAAGGCTAAAGCAAAGCCTAAAAAAAATGAAAACGTAGAGAACAAGTATTTCTCACATAAAGAATTGAAGTGCAAGCATACAGGCGAGAACAAGTTTGACCCTGAATTTTTAGAGTTGCTGACTAAGATCAGAATTGAATGTGATTTTCCATTCGCTATCTCTAGTGCTTACCGGTCACCACAGCACCCGATTGAGATGCGTAAATCACGCGCAGGAGCGCACACATCAGGCAAGGCTGTTGACATACTATGTCGCGGAGAAAATGCCGTAAAGCTAGTTTCTGTTGCTATAGCGTTTGGCATTACCCGCATTGGCATACAGCAAAAAGGTTCAGGTCGATTCATTCACATTGATGCTTGCACCCAAGACGACTTTCCTGAGATCGAGAACTATCCAGAAGAGACTATCTGGTCGTACTAATTTCATAGTAACTCCCATTTGCCTCACTTATGTGGGGCTTTTTTTTGCCTATGGTTAATTGAATGTTTGACACCACCCCTTAATTGTGGTATGATCGCTTTACATCAATAGAGATGTGTTCTTTAAAATCTAATCAAACGAGGTAAATTCTATGAAAAAGATAGAAGAAGTAACAGGTTGCATTCAAAGATGGTATTCAGATATAAACAGAAAACAACCTGATATTGAAAAAATGTCTAACGAGATGTATGAGGAATTAGCGGCATACGAATCGTGCCTTGATGTTATAGAGACTGCATACAACCTTGAGGCAACAGACAAAGTAACGCAATAATCAAACCGCCCCCGAAAGGGGGCAACCAAAGGAGTTAACATGACAGATATTAATAAACTTTCTGACTACGAACGCGGCGAATGGGACTGCGTTCATGGTCACACAGCAAGAGATTGCGACTCAGATGAATACTACAGAGGCTATGGCGAGACTTATGCTAAAGAAGCAAATGCAACTTGGTACTCTGAGCAAATCTTTGAACCATTTATAAAACAAACTATGGGAGAAAAATACAATGAAAAAATATAACGGGCATAGAAGTTGGAACGCTTGGAATGTCAGCTTATGGTTAACAAATGATGAAGAAACTTACAGGTTCGCTCGTCAGGTTTATGGCGACATGGGTCTTGAGAAAGCCGCAACTTACTTAACAATGGCACTACAAGGTGAAAAAACATCTGATGGTGCTGTTTACACAAGAAAAGCCATATATGAAGAACTAAAAACATGGGAGATTGAAAATGAAATATAGTGAAGAAACTAATGAGATTGCATTAGCTTTATGCTTGGCGCAAGGTCAAATGGGGGGTGCTGTTAAAGACAGCTCTAACCCTTTTTTCAAGTCTAGCTACGCTGATTTAACGTCAGTTATCAAGGCAATCAAACAGCCTTTCACAGATAACGGATTAAGCTATACACAGTTTCCTGTTAACAGTGAGACTGGTGTAGGTGTAGCCACTAGACTGATGCACGTTTCAGGTCAATGGATAGAGTCAGAATTTGTACTGCCTATCGTAAAGCAAGACCCACAAGCCGCAGGTTCAGCGATCACCTACGCAAGACGTTATGCATTGCAATCTATCGCAGGTATTCCAACTGCCGATGACGATGCAGAGTCAGCTATGCTTAGATCAGAGCAAACCAAAACCCAAGAATATCAGGATATGATTGTTGACCTACTGCCTAGCGTTAAAGCTATCAAAGACGGCATAGCGGTTAATGATTATTCGACAGCTAACGAGGCATGGAAAGAGTTAAGCGACACAGAAAAACAACTGCTATGGAAAGCACCAAGCAAAGGTGGGGTGTTCACTACTCAAGAACGCGCCATAATGAAACTACCTGAATTTAGACAAGCCAACTAGGAGAAGTAAAAATGAAAGTAGGAATTAACGTAAGAATTGACGTAACCAAGATTGATAAATCACGACTGTACAAGGGCACGAAAGGAACTTATCTAGACCTGACCACCTTTGTTGATACTGCGGTTGCTGACCAGTACGAGAACAATGGCTTTATCAGCCAAAGCCAGACCAAAGAAGAGCGCGAGGCTAAAGAGAAAACGCCTATTCTTGGCAATGTGAAAGTGTTCTATACAGACAGCAGTTCACCTGATGGCACTAGCGAATATGGTAACTCTGGGAAAGTTAAACAGGTAATGCAGGAAGCTGATTTACTAGAAGATGACATTCCGTTCTAGTTAAAAACCCCGCCCCGAAGGGCGGGTAAACCATAGGAGTGATGATTGGGGAAAACCATCACCGACAATATACCACAGGAGAAAACCCAATGATAGATTTTGGCGAATGCTTAAAGAAGGCACAACAGGAAAAAAACGTAAACAGTTCACAGCTTGCAAGGTTAGTTGGCGTTCACAGGCAACAGGTTAACATCTGGCGCAATAAAACCAATGTGAGGTTAGACACTGCCATTAAGATTTGCAGTGCCTTAGAATACAATTTAGATGAGTTTATCGGGCTATAAAAGAAAACCCCCTGTTAAGGGGGCTTTACAAATGCAAGTATTCTTGCAATACTGTATTTGCGGATACAGAAAGGTTAGTCTAACACAGTATTTTACTGTCTTGTAACATCTCCTTTCTTTTTTTCGCACTTTAGTTATCGGGCTAGAGGCTGGTGAATCTCTTAAATTAAACGCCAGAGCGAAGTTGACCCTCTTGACATAGCCCCTGATGCAGATCGGTTTCTGCTAATGGATAGATTAGATATTCGATACGATAACGAAACAACCGCGAAGTCGCTTTGCCCTTTGATCGAATTTTTAACTTTGCGTAGTTAAAGGGTGAAACGTGTTTGAATAAAAATGTTTACACAATAACTATTAACATAATCAGGCGAGGCTAGTCCGAGCCATAGGAGTTATAAAAATGACACAGATATCAAGAGTTCTACAGTACTTAGTAGATGGGAAAAAACTAACCTGCCTAAATGCTTTTAATGAGCTAGGCATTACACAGGTAGCCGCTAGAATCTTTGAGCTTAAAGAGCTAGGGCATCCAATCCAGAAGAAGATGATTACAGTAACCAACCGATACGATGAAAAATGTAGTGTCGCTGAATACTATATGGGTGATAACAATGCTTCTAAATAACGGAGATACATACGAGGTAGATCAGGCAGACATTATCCAATGGGAAAAGACTTATCCTGCAATCAATGTTTACCAAGAACTGAATGCAATGGAGTCGTGGCTTGATGCTAATCCTACGCGCAGGAAAACACCTAAAGGCATAAAGAGGTTTATTAATTCTTGGTTGGCTAGAGCGCAAGACAAGGGCGGCTCACCGCAGGTTAAATCAAAAACCCATAGCATCAGGAACAGGAACATTGAAGACAGCCTAGCTGATGTGTCGTGGATTGCTAACGTAGAAGCAAAAAACAGGGCGATTAATTACTTCATGGGCAAGTATGGTTTCTACTGGGATGGGGAGAGAAAAGCATGAAAGATGATAATTGGGTTGTTTGGGTAGGTGTAGAAGACTATTTTTTTGAGACTAAAGAAGAGGCAGAGGATTTTGCAAAACAGCAAAGAAGCTGTCCAGAATGGAAAGAAGAATATGATGTAATAGTTGAAGATCTAAAGTCTTGGTATGAAACACAAAATACAAGATTAGCGAGGTGGCACTAATGGGTAATATAAAAAAACTACCATTTAAGGGTAAGCACCCTGAGCTAGTTAACGGAGAGTCTTACACCTATGAGCATTTTGCAAAGGTTGCCGGTGTTGGTTACAAGTGTTTGTATTCTAGGCTTTATGGCAAAACTTACGTAACTGATATGGACTTGAGACCTTTGAGGTCGCACAACATACCCAAAGAGTATGGTGCTATCTGGTCAGATGAAACTGATAGGGTTTACAGTCGATTTGAAAAGCCTATAGATCAGATTTCACAGAACTGGCTTAGTCGCAGGATATGACAGAGGGTGCATTTGTGAAGTTTAACAACAAAGAAGAAGTCAATAAAAAGGTGAAGTTCCTAATTGAGGATATGCTCAACTGGGATTTCACCACCCCTTTATCGGTAAAGCTAGAGCTGTATCAGAACCCAAGAAGCCTAAACCAAAATGCGCTGTTGCATATGTGGTGCAGGGAGATCGTAAAGGGTATGAAAAAGAAAGGTTTTGAGGTGGCAGAGGGCGACCCAGTAGAGGCGTGGAAGCTCTGGTTGAAGCGCAGATTCTTAGGCACAGATGATTTCAGGATAAGCAAGACCGAAATCAGTGGTCAGGTTAAACGCAGTAGCCAACTGGGCAAGGGCGAGATGGTGCATTTCTTAGATCAGTGCTATCATTGGGCAAGTGAGCAGGGGATAAAACTAACCATACCGCGAGAAAGCGAATATGCGGAGTTAAAAAATCAACAGGAGCAATAGGGAATGGATAAGATCGACCCAAGAACACTGTTAGAGTTAGACATACCAAAAACCGATAGACAGATTGAGTACCTAAAAGCCGTCATAGAATACGGCTCAAACTCTAAAGCCGCTGAGAAGCTAGGCATTAACCGCAGATCAATTGACCGCAGTATCAAACTGGTAGAACACAAAGCCGCCCTCGTAGGTGTAGCACCACACCGAAACCTAACCCGCCAAACCGCAGAGGGATTTGAAGCCAAACGAATCTCTACAGCATTTAAAGAAGACGGGTCGATTGCATTGCAATGGGTTATCCAAGAACCACTTAAGCGCGATATGCGGGCAAAGATTGAAGCCCTATTGGATGGGTTGGTTGATGATATAACAGGGCTTAAAAAGCCATCTAAGCCGCCTAAAGAGGTAGATGAAGACTATTGCGCCATGTATCTGATAGGCGATCACCATTTTGGGATGCTTGCTGACTCAGATACCAAGTTTGATGACAATGATTGGGATGTTAAGATTGCTACAAAGATATTAAGCAACTCGGTAGATCGGTTGGCGCAAAGGGTAGGTAACGCGCATACAGGTGTTCTAGTTAACGTAGGTGATTTTTTTCACGCTGATAGCAGTGCCAACACCACTACAGCAGGAACGCCAGTAGACGTTGATACACGCATTGGAAAGACCTTTAAACTAGCAGGTCGGTTGTTCCAGATTCTGATTGATAAGATGCTAGAAACACATCAGGAAGTAGTGGTAATTAATGTTCGCGGCAACCATGATTCTGACATGGCTTGTCACCTATCTAGTTGCTTAGAGCTACTGTACGACCGAGAGCCTAGAGTTGATGTGCTTAAAAACTACTCAAAGTTCCTGCACTGGGAATGGGAGAACAATTTATTTGTCTATCATCATGGTGATAGGGTAAAGCACGAGCAGATTTTACAAGCTGTAGTGACTAATCTGGATGAAGAATGGTCGCGCTGTAAACATAGATATTGTCACATGGGACACATACACCATCAAATGTCTAAAGAGATAGGAACTCTCATTTTCGAGCATTTTTCGAGCATGACTTCTACCGATCAATGGCACAGCGATTCGGGATACGGAGCAAACAGATCTATGACAGCGATTGTTTACCATAAAGACTATGGCGAAGATTCAAGAGTGAAAATCAACGTGGATGCAGTCAAATGAGCAGAGTAATTAAATTCCCAGAGGGCGATGATGATGGAACTGATGAAAACGATATCCGAGTTACTAAAGAGTTCTGTAGTACTTGTGGTGGCTGGGTTGAGTTGTGGACTGCTAGCGATCTTGTGGCTTATGGTGTTTGTTCTTATTGTGATATGGGAGTTGGTACACAGCCCATTATACTTGTTAAGACTACTGAGCATTAAATGGCAAAGCGCAAAAAAGCAACAGTAGCCCAAGAGGTAGAGAAAGCCGCGAAGCTATTGCAAAGATACGTCAGGCTCAAAGCCTCAGACGATAACGGCTACTGCCAGTGCGTAACCTGCGGCAAGGTAGATCACTATAAGGCTATGCAAGGGGGTCACTTTTACAGCAGAAGACACACTGTTTTTAAGCTGTTCGAGCAAAATATTTCACCCCAATGTGCCGTGTGCAATTTGTATGGTATGAAGACTACCAAAATACAGGAAGCCTACCGCATCTACATGGAAGATATGTACGGAGCTAGGCGTATTAGAGCGATGCAAAAACTAGCATGGAGACCTGCACCCAAGTTTAACAGGGTAGAAGTGATCGAATTTCAGAGGGAATTAAAGGAAAAAATCAAAGATGAAGAGTACAGAATAGGCGAATATTAAAATAAAGTTAATAAAAGTGTTTACAATGTATAATGTTTCCTTTACTATGGGTACATATTAATCAAATACATAAGGAATACACACATGAAATACGAATTTACTCAAAACGAAAAACTTGCCGCTCTTCACTTGGTTGACGAATGCCTAACTGGAATGGGTGGTGGTCGCCCAATGGATTTAGAAGACGATCAGTTTATCTGGACAGATGTTAGCGTTCTTATTGATGCAGGTTGGAGCAAGCATGAAGCGGCAGGTACTTATGGCGCGCTAGAGGCTAAAAAAGCCGTTTATATTGAAAAAGACTGTAGAGATGATGAGGCTTGGGAAGACACTATCTACATTCCACTATATGAGTGGGCAGAAGATCACTGGGATGAATTTGTAGCTAACGGAAAGCCATCTAAATAATCAAACAGCCCCCGAAAGGGGGCAACTAATCAAGGGGAATACTATGGAACATCAATTAACTTACATGGATATCAAGCGCAGAGATAGCCAAGCTACAGAGAAGCGCGACAGTATCAAGGGCATTCTAGCGGCAGTTACTTTGTTTGCTTTGTATGCAATCGTTTCAACTATGGATTACCAAGACTGCTTGCGAGGTGCTACATGTTAATCTATGAAGACTTTGTATCTAAGCACTACGATGCTCTGTATAAGGAAGATTCTAGGTTGTCTGACCTACCGGATGAAGCAATGGATGAGGCTGTTTACATATGGCTAAACAGTCACAAGACTTGGTTTGAGGATATATACCCTGCAACATTCAGCAGAGGTGTAGGCAAGATAGCTACAGAAATGCTGTTTGGTAAAGCACCATCAGCAAGCAAGATAGTATCTAACCTGTTTGTTGCTATGGCGGAAGACTCACCTGATGAGTACGACAAGGATGACCGATGGTGGTCAGAGGCGTTAGAGACACACCTAGATAGCATTGTTAACTTAAATAACTTTGCTGACGACCTTAGAGATCGAATCTACCTGTACCTAGAACAAACAATAGAAGAGGCAATCTTTGAAGAGTTCGCAAAGCAGAAAGGCGAAAACGATAGGGAGCATGGAATCTATGACTGATTTATCAAAAAAATGGCAAGAACTTAGAGACGAATACCCGCCTCTGGAGATACCGCACGACAAAGAGGAGCGCACACAGTTTGAGAACTGGGTTGCAGAAATGGGATTTGATGGGATAATTGGAATTGATAGGGTGGAGCAAAATGACAAAAACTAAAAGAGCGATAAAAGAGGTAAACCAAATGGCAGATAAAGCGATATTAAAAGCGCAGTTAGAGGCGTTCAAAGCTAAAGCAAAAGCATGGTTAGAGGTTGAGGCTTATGGATATAAGAGAGGCACAATACTAGTTTCCGTAGTCGTGCTAATTGCCGCAGTAATTACAGCTTCATAGTGTACCCCTAGTAGCAAGGCACTCCTTCAGCCTGATTAGCCAGATTGGTTCACTGGTGCTACGAAACGAACCATCTTCTCAGGTAATAACCCCCATAGCTAGAAAGCATTAGACTGCGTTCTAAGCCCTCTATATAATCCCGCCTTAACAACCTGAGACCCCCTATGAAAACCATCCTTATACTGGCGATAATCGCCCTAGTATTCATTGCCTATGACGATTTAGGCGGCAAATACATGAGAAAAGAAGACCAACCTGAAAATTAATTGCTTGACTGTAAAGCATTGGTTATAGTATATAGGCGATAGATAGAACCAATAATGAGGTAACTACTATGTTGAGCCTAGAGCTAACTAACAAGATCAACACTTGCAAAGAGAACGGATGGACTGATCTATTGTCTAAGCTAGACGAGATCACCCAGAGCCTAATCGAGAACCCTAGTGCAGGGCATCAGATCAAAACAGCATTAGTCTTTTGGAAAGATGCTGTTGAATGTCGCACTAAAGGTTTACCACCAAAAGAACATGATATAATAATCAAAAACCCAAAAATGAATACCAGACAGGTGTTCGGAGCAGATATGTAAATGTTAAAAATAAACTATAGGGAAACTGGGGAGTTAATACCATACGTCAATAATAGTAGAACACACAGCGAACAGCAGGTTCAACAGGTGGCTTCTAGTATTAAAGAGTTTGGTTTTACTAACCCCATATTGATAGATGAGCAAGACAGCATAATAGCAGGGCATGGTCGGCTTCTAGCGGCACAAAAGCTAAAGCTCGGTGAAGTGCCTACCATTACGCTAGAGGGGCTTACAGAGGCACAGCGCAAAGCCTATGTTATTGCTGACAACCAATTAGCATTAAATGCTGACTGGGATATAGATGCATTGAAAATTGAAGTTAGCAGATTAACAGAATTAGAATTTAATTTAGATGTTCTTGGGTTTGATGATGATATGCTTAAGAGCTTGACAGATACATTTGAGCCTAATTTTGACCCTGCTACAGAAGAAGAGCAAGGTCAGTTAGATGAACTTGACCCTAAGTGGATAGATTGTCCACATTGTGGAAAAGAGTTTGATATGAGGGGTGTAGAATGATTTTAAACCATGAACAAAAAAACAAAAACATATTAAGTCGTTTTGATACTGAGAAAAGCGGTTCTAAGATTCGCAAGTATGAATTTGAGATGAATGGCAAAAAAGTAAGAATGATTAATATGGATAACGCTACATTAGAACAAGCAAAAAAATCATTAAAAAGCAGATGGGGCGAATTAGTACAAAATGTCAAAGAATGCTAAACTAAAAATAGATTGGGCTAGTTTTGATGCGGCTAAGTATGCTTGTGAAAATTGGCATTATAGTGGTGTTATACCTGTTGGCAAATTGGTAAAAGTTGGTGCATGGGAAGATGGCAAGTTTATCGGAGTGGTTTTATTCGGTAGAGGTGCTAACAACAATATGCTAAAACCATTTGGCTTAAAAGCAGATGAAGGTTGTGAGTTAGTACGTATAGCATTAACAAAACATAAAACACCAGTAAGTAAGATAATGGCATTAGCAATTAAGTTTCTTAAAAAAGCCAACACAGGTTTAAAACTTGTGGTTAGTTATGCTGATGCTGACCAAAACCATCATGGCGGAATCTACCAAGCAACTAATTGGGTTTATAGTGGTCTTATGAATGCAGGTAGTATGGGTGCTTTTATTATCAATGGTAAAAAAACACATCCTAAATCTGTACACAGTAAAGGTGTTAAGCAAAATATAGATGCAGTAAGAAAAAATTTAGACCCTAACGCTACTGTATTTTATACAAAGGGAAAACATAGATATTTAATGGCATTGGACAAAGAAACAAAACAGTCTATAATGCATTTAAGCAAACCTTATCCGAAGCGTGCAAAAGAGCAGGCACTAGAGAACCCCTCTAGTCTGGGCGGTGCAACTCCGACCTGTACGCTCCAAGTTTCCTAATTATGAAAATAGGCAATCAAGGCGATGGGGGTGGCAGACCACCTGTAGTGCTTACAGATGCACAGATAATAGAACTGCAAGCATTAGCCGCTGTATTAAACAAAACACAAGTAGCAGACTATTTCGGTATCACCGAGAAGACTTTGCGTGAAATAGAAAAACGCCAACCAGAAGTAAATACCGCATATAAAAAGGGTAAGGTAAAGCAGATAGCCAGTATGGGTAGCAACCTTGTCCAGTTAGCTAAATCAGGTAATGTGTCCGCAAATATCTTCTATCTTAAAACGCAGGGCGGTTGGAAAGAAGAGCAACAAGAGCCTTTAGAAATACCCCCTTTGAATATTGTATTAAGCAATGCAACTGACAACTCCTCAGACTGATATATTTACATCATCTGCTCGGTTTAGAACTGTTGTAGCAGGGCGTAGGTTCGGCAAGACGTTTTTGTCTACTATCGAGATACTTAGGGCGGCTATAGGCGGTAAGAATAGAAACGTATGGTATATCGCTCCTACCTATGGTTCTGCAAAGGAAATTGCATGGAATATGCTTATACACACTATTCCAGAAGAGTACATATACAAGACGAATGAGACAGCATTAACCATTAAGCTAATTAACGGCTCAACGATTGCGTTAAAGGGTGCAGAGAAACCTAACAATCTACGTGGTAGGGCATTGGACTTTGTAGTGCTAGATGAGTTTGCAGATATGAAGCCTGAGACTTGGAGTGAGGTAATTAGACCAAGTTTGAGTGATCGTCAGGGAAGTTGTATTTTTATTGGTACGCCTAAAGGGCGCAATCACTTTTACGATATATGGGCTGATGGTTTAACTGGCAAAGATCACTGGGAAAGCTACCAGTACACAACCATTGATGGCGGCAATGTACCATCAGAAGAAATAGAACAAGCCAAGATGGACTTAGACGAGCGCACTTTCAACCAAGAATACTGCGCTGAGTTTGTGACTTACTCTGGTTTGATATATTATGCCTTTAGTAGAGAGCTATCAGTAGAACCTATTGAGGACAATGGTGGTACACTACACATTGGTATGGATTTCAACTTAGACCCAATGAGTGCTGTTATATGCTTAAGGCATGGGCAAGACTTACTGGCTATAGATGAAATCGTTATGTATGGGTCTAACACAGATGAGATGGTTGCTGAGATAAAGGATAGGTATCCTGATAGGCACTGTATCATTTATCCTGACCCTGCATCAAGACAGCGCAAAACAAGCGCAGGTGGTCGGACTGATTTGTCGATCTTACAAAACGCAGGATTTAGCGTTAAGGCGAAGAAAGCTCACCCGTTGGTCAGGGATAGAATCAACGCGGTTAATAGTCGTTTACTGTCTGGAGATAGTGAGCGGCATTTGTTTGTAAGCCCTAAGTGCAAGCAAACGATTAAGAGTTTAGAAAGACAGACATACAAAGAGGGTACAAGTATTCCTAACAAGGATGGCACTGATCATATGAATGATGCGTTAGGCTACCTAGTAGAGTATTTGTTCCCAATCAGAACTGAATATAACACCCCGCAACCGACTAGGTGGACTTGATGGAAACAAGAGAGATCGATAACACACACCCAATATATGATGACTACAAGCACAGATGGTCATTCTATCTTAGAAGCTACATGGGTGGAGAAGATTATAAAGATGGCGGCTACCTGACAAGCTACATCTCAGAAGACAAAGACGAATATGCTAGACGTTTAGACCTTACCCCGATGGACAATCACTGTAAGAACATTGTCCACATCTACTCTAGTTTCCTTTGGCGTGTACCGCCAACCAGAGCATTCAATAGCCTAGCCAACAACGCCGCACTAGAACCTTTTATGAAAGATGCTGATCTTGATGGTCGTTCTTTTAATGCGTTTATGAGACAGGCGCAGATATGGTCTAGCGTATATGGACACGTATGGTTAATGATCGATAAGCCTCAGTCTAATGCGGCTACAAGGGCAGAAGAGTTAGATCAAGAGATTCGCCCTTACATGACAATGATCACACCTGAGAACGTATTTGACTGGAAGTACGAGAGAACGCCTAGCGGTCGTTTTAAGCTCGTTTATCTAAAGGTAAGGGAATCAGTAGACCGCATCAACGAAACAGAGACAGAGGTCTATTATAGGGTTTGGCGTGAAGACACAATCGAAACTTGGCGCGCCACTAACAATGGTGAGCAAAAGATTGAAGAGATTGACAACGCACTAGGCAAGATACCTGCTATTTTTGTTCCTGCTCAAAGATCACAGATACGCGGTATTGGCACAAGTGATATATCAGATGTGTCGTATATGCAAAGAGCTATCTACCAAGAGCTATCAGAAGTAGAACAGTTGATTCGTATCAGTAACCACCCAACACTAGTGAAGACGTTTGAGACCGATGCTAGTGCAGGTGCAGGAGCAGTGATTAACTTACCTGATGATATGGATGGCAACCTAAAGCCATACCAGATGCAACCATCAGGGGCTAACCTAGATGCTGTCATGAAGTCTATCAACGAAAAGGTAGAATCTATCAATCGCATGGCTCACATGGGCGCAGTGCGTGGCACAGAAGCAATGACTCAATCAGGCGTAGCTATGCAGACAGAGTTTCAGATGCTTAACGCTAAACTCGCTGAGAAAGCAGATATTCTTGAGTTGGTAGAGGAGCAGATCTTTGACCTGTTCTGTCAGTGGCAACAAGTAACCAATGACGTAGAGGTGTTCTATCCTGATGCGTTCGACCTAAGAGACTACGACAAAGAGCTAGTGTTCCTACAGCAGATGCGAGCCACTGGCGTTAAATCTGAAACATTAGGAAAGGAGATCGACAAGAAGATTGCTGATCTAGTGCTTGATGACGATATGCTTGCTAAAGCACATAATGAGATTGATTCAGGTTCACAGCGCATTGGTAACTTTGCCGATGAGATAACCAATGGCGGCTGATACTGACCATTTCAATATTGTTGATAGGTTAGCTGATAGGCATGAAGAAAGATTAGCCTCTGCACTTGTTACTTTAGAGAATAGAGTCGTTGATCTAATGGCATCAGCACCATTGAAAGATGGCGAGCTTTTTGATTTGGAATGGGCGTTAAACGCAAGAACTGAATTACGTCAGGCAATATCCGAAGAATATTTAACGCAAGTTGATAGTGTTATCAGGGATTATGGTCAGGTAGCTGATAGCGCAGTAGATATGCTTGGTAACTATGGAGACTTTGTTGATCTTGATCGTTCCGTAGTTAACCAGTTACAGCAGATGACGTTTCAGGGCATGGAAGATTTAGGTCTTGAGTATTTAGACGTTTTAGCGAAGCAAGTTTACGAAAGCACTTTAACAGGTGCTACTTTTGCGCAAAGTGTTTCAGCAGTGCAGGCTGTTGTAGGCACAGAAATGGCAAGATACGTCAAACAGCAGATACATGATTCATTAACGCAATTTGATGCGGCAATTAATGCTAAAGTTGCTTTAGATTCAGGCGCGGAAAAATTTATTTATTTAGGCTCTAATGATGAAGTGACTAGAGGCTTTTGCCAAAGGCATGTAGATAAGGTTTACACGATTAACGAAATGAAAGAAATTTGGCAAGGCGAATGGGCAGGAAAAAGCGGATCTAATCCATTCATAAACAAAGGTGGCTATAACTGCAGACATAGATGGCGACCAGTTAAATTTAAGGATCAGACATAATGCCAAAAGGCGCAGGAACATACGGAAGCAAGGTCGGAAGACCTAAGAAAAAGAAACGCAAGACAAAGAAATAACTTGTGTTAAACTAACGATTC